CTATGATATAGCATCTGCCAGGATTACAATGGCATCGTTCTGCATTTTCTCCGTGTTAAACACATAACGGTCCATGGTGGTCTTGATGTCCTTGTGGCCCAGACGCTCCATGACGGTCTTGGGCTGGGCGCCATTCTCCGCCAACAACGTGCCGTGAGTATGACGTAGGCAATGGCTGTGGAACAGAGGATTTCCCAATTCTTCATGGATGACCTTGGCACAGTACTTGAAAGAGTATGGCGTCAACAGCTCGCCGTTTTCTTTGGCGCTTATTGGCATTATTTCCTTGCCAACAATTTTGACGTTGGAAGGAGCCTGAAAGATTAAGCCATCGTCCATTTGATACGTCTTTGTAAAATACTGGCCGTATCGGAGCATGTTCTTTTTGCGATTATGGATTTCTGTTTTCAGAATTTTTTCATATTCCGGGAGTATTTTTATAGTCCTGACAGAGTCATATTTTGGTGGCCGGTAATACCATTTTCCGCCTTCGTTGGTAAGTTGGTGCTGGATGGTTATGGTGTGGCGCTCGAAATCTACGTCATGTAGCAAGTCAATGCCGTAAGCCTCTCCCAGGCGCGTGCCACAATGGTATCCGGTCATGAGTGGTATGTAAAAATTACTATCCGGTCCAAAACGCTCAATGATGGCCGCAAAGTCCTCTTTGACACAGATATATTCTGTGTGTGCCTTGGCCTCATCAGACATAACTATCTTCGGTATTCTGGCATAATCACAGGGGTTGTACTTGATGTATTTACAGGGATATACCGCGTATCCCAGGGCACCAGACAGGCAGGATAAGGTATTTTTAACCATGCTCCTGGAATAGCCTTGACGCTTCATTCCGTCAATCCATTTTTGGATAACATCTGTCTCCAATGATGCCAGCCGGTATTTTCCGAATGCCGGTTTTAGATGCACACGGATTTTCTTTTCATAATCCTTTTGTGTATTGTAACTGAGATTGGTTTTGACATAATTATCATACCAATAATCCAGATAATCAGATACGCTGATGTCCGAAGGGGTAAACCTGCGGCCAGCAGAGTCATAATCCGCCTTAGCTTGGGTGCCGGCAGTGATGGCCTCGGCCTTGGTGCGGTATCCACCATGGCTGATAGGGTTGCGTTTTCCGTTGATTTTAGCGCCTTCAAAGGACCATTCCCAAGTGGAGCCGCGTTTCCTTGTGCGTAGTTGTCCCATATACCATTCCTCCTTGTGCTGTTGCGATATCGCAACAAAATTTGGGTATAAAAAATACGCCCTCTTGCCAGGACGCTCCAGGAATGATATAATCAGATTGTTCAGAACTGATGATATCTTCCGGAGCAGTCCGGCAAGAGAAATCTATGTGAAAAGCTTCTGTGTTACCAGCACAGGGGCTTTTTCATATTATGAATTTAATAACTGTTTTTTCTTAGTTTCAAACTCTTCTTCGGATATGGCTCCCATATCCAATAATTCTTTCAGAGCTTTAATTCCCTTGAGGGCATCTGTGGTATTTTTAGATACTTCGGCAACTGATTGTTCTTCTTTGATTTGGAAACACCTTATTTGAGCATCTATTTCAGTAGTGCAGGCTATGGAAATAGGGAATGTCATTCCATCATCAATGCGCCGAAGTTTCAAAACCGCGGTTCCGGCTTGCTCAATATGCTGTGTCATTTGCCTGGAGTTAGATGACATATTTCCCTGTGTAGTAGATTTACCTTTACTTCCGGCACCGATTGCTGCCCCTACTGCTGTTCCGATTCCAGGCATCAATAAAGTACCTACGACAGCCCCCGCTGTCATTTTTCCGGCCTTTCCTTTTTTGACTGTCTGACTGCTACTGATTCCGGTGGTTTGTGTATTCGTCATGGAGCCATAAAGAGGTCCGTCCCAAGAATAATCTAGCAATTCATAAAGTCTATTTTCATCAACTCCAAAATAAACCAAGCCGTCTTCCTGGCGTTGTCGGATGGTGCAGGATCCGTTCATGCCAGCAGGCCCATTTTTAACAGTGATGAACGCGCTGACCTGGCTTTGTCTTCTGGTAGCCAGCTGTCTTTCTGAATCCTTCTTTGCTAATTCATTCTTTACCAAACCCGTTGCACCATCGGCGGCGCTTTTCATCAAATCTTTAAGTCCCATAACGAAACCTCCTCAATGTATATACTATTACAATGACTGTGCCCTCAAAGAATCCAGAATTATTCTCGTTGGTGACAGCAAATCATTAAATGGATATGGTTCCTGGCTGGCCTTAGCATCGCATATAGGACAGATACAGTCACCAGGTCGGTTATAAAAAGTTCGTCCACAGTAGAAACATTCGGTCTCAGCACAAATAAACTTTTTAGACTCGGATTTATAAAAGTAGCTATACATTTCCCAATCAACCGGATACATTTTATGTGTGGCTCTGCGATACCATCTGCGGTAAGCGACAAAGGCATTATGAGCAGCTTCGTCCGACAATCCGAAATGTCTATGCACATCCCAAGCACTTTCACAATGGCAATAATGGATTACCATACTGGGAGCCAATACGTAGCTTGCAAAACAATTGGCCTCTTTCTCATAATAGTCTGCCTTGTACGGATGCTCAAGCACTATATGCCCCAACTCATGGGCCAGTGAGAAGATAATCCTATCTAATGGCTTTTCCTCATTGTAAGCAACTGTCCTGCTAAATGGTTCAGTGTATGCCTCGTCAGAACAGGAAGCACATAATTCATATACTTCTGGATTCTTTTCTTTCAATTCGCTGTATGTATAGACATGATATCCATACTTTTTTATGGCTGAAATACAGTCAAATGGAAATTTCTTAAATTCACAAAAGATATATGTTTCTAGTACTTTTTTCAGTATAAAATCGTGATTCAATCAAATCAGTCCTCATTATTTATTTCGGACAGTAGTTTGATTAGACGCATTTTCTGTTCAACAGACATCTGCTTACCATTTCTTGCCACAAGGCGTTCCACATCCGCATAAGTGGGTTCTGGAACCACCTTCTTTTCTCTATCATCAAAGTCATCAAGCGACAACCCAAGAACATGAGCGATAGACTTAAGCGTTTCAAGTTTTGGGTCTTTTGTGGCACCGCTTAATATCTTATTCAACGTTCCCAAAGGGACTCCAGATTTTTCAGATAATTCCTCCGTGGTCAATCCTAACTTTTTTTTGTATTCTGCAATTTTCTCCAGTCCCATCCTTAATCCCTCCTACGGTAATATTTTACCGCCAAACGGTTTTTAAGTCAAGCGAATTTTACCGTTAACGGAAAGAAAACGTAAAAAACGGGTTGACTTTTACCGTTAATGGATATATACTTTCAATAAATAACCGTCAACGGATAGAAGGGAGGATAACATGTACTACCGTTTGAAGTTTGAAATTAGCAAAAGGGGATTTACAATAGAAAAATTCTCACTTTTGCTTAATATTTCAGAAAAATCATTGCGGAATAAAATTAAGGGGTCAACAGAGTTTTCCTGGTCGGAAGTACTAAGAATTCGGGATTTGATTGACCCTACAATGTCCTTAGAGGAATTATTTAAAAAAGAGGACAAAATTGCCTAAACAAACACATGTTCGATAGAGACAACTATACCACTATCATATGCGTGTGTCAATGGGAAGGGGTGGAAAAGGAAGGAGGATATAGATAATGGTAGAACCATACAAACCGTTGTACACGGTGGAGGAAACAGCAACCGTACTTATGACGAACACGGATACCGTATATAGCCTGATTAGAAAAGGGAGCCTGCGAGCATTAAAACTGGGGCGGATAAAGATTCGGGGAAGCGATTTGGAGCAATTCATTGAAGATTATCCAGTATTCCAAGGGGAGGGACAAGCCAATGACAAAAGTAACTGAGTTAGCCATCCGCGCCAGAGCAGCGGTCCAGTATCCCGGCTGGCGTGTGGATTTTGTGGGGCCGGCCACCATAGCACTGACTCATGTCATGGGCAGGGAGCGGGTGATTGAGGTACGGCGACGCAGGAGGCGCCGAGACGGCCCAATCATGAGGGCAGCTAAGTGGATTGTGCCGGCGGTCATCTGGCTGCTGGGGATGTGGATGGTATCTATCGTGGTCATGGCGCTGGCCATGGGCGTGAGACTATGAAGGGAGGTGCAGGGAAATGTACAATCCACAGGAAGAGCTGCAGGCCATCCTGGATTTATTAGGGGAATGGCGGAATAAGAACGGGATAGGGTATGTAACAATGCACATTGGTGAGGATGACTTCGGTAGCGCGTATGACTGGAATGGTGTGACCTTATACGAGGCCAGAGGATACTATGGTGCACAGAAAAAGGACCCCAGCGGCGGCAACCGCGAAGAGGTCCAATAACTAAAAAACAACACACCCTTATTATAAGGGAGATATCGGAGGATTACAAGGTGGCAATTTCTAAAACTTATTACCCTGGCAGCCATGTAAAGATTACAGCACCATTTTTTACATTGGTATGCAGTTGTGGCCTGCGGCACTGGTCCCTGCTGGGCGAGATTACACCATGTCCAAACTGCGGGAAGTTAATGAGATTGGAAGGTGAACAAGATGTCAGTAAGCAAGCGCATATTTAAAAGCCGGGAGGAATGGCTGGAAGGACGTAAGGGACATATCGGCGGCTCTGATGCCAGTGCTTGCGTGGGGATGAACCCTTACAAAGACAATGTGCAGCTTTGGGAAGAAAAACGTGGCTTGGTTATTCCGGAGGATATATCGGACCGGGAATACGTCAGGTATGGTACCGAGGCGGAAAAGTATCTGAGAGCTTTATTCGCCATGGATTATCCACAATACCGAGTGACCTATGACGAGGATAACATGTTTACAAATACGGCCTATCCGTGGATGCATGCCTCCCTGGATGGCGAGCTTGTGGATAAGAATGGTCGCCGCGGAATCCTGGAAATAAAGACCACCAATATCCTGCAAAGTATGCAGCGTGAGAAGTGGCGTGACCGGATACCGGATAACTATTTCTGTCAGGTGCTGCATTACCTGGCCGTGACGGAATATGATTTTGCAGTCCTTAAAGCCCAGCTCAAAAGTGAATGGGGCGGGGAGTTGCGGATTACAACCAAACATTATTTTATAGAGCGAAAGGACGTTGAGGAGGACATCAAGTATCTGGTTGAGGCCGAAAGGCGGTTCTGGGACTGTGTGGTCACGGGACGCAGGCCGGATCTGATTCTCCCGACGATATAGGTGAGGGATGGAACTGAAAATTTACAACCCGCAGGAAGATGGGTTTGTCCAGAAAATCGAATGGAACTATGAGGAACTTAAGGCGGAGGTTTCAACTGCCGCGGATGAGTATGCTGCGTCTGTGTACACGGATGAAACCATCAAGCAGGCTAAGGCAGATAAGGCCAAGCTTAATAAATTTATAGAAGCCTTGACTGGAACCCGGACGAAAGTCAGGAAGAAGCTCCTGGCGCCAGATGAACAGTTCGGGAGAGAAGTAAAGGACATTGAGGGTATTGTTCGGAAAGCCATTGATAATATAGATGGCCAGATTAAAGATTATGAGCGTCGCCAGCGCGAGGAAAAGACAGCCAAGGT